AAAAATTACTTTGCCAGTATTCTTTTCTACCTCTGGGTTTCTAAATATGGAAACTTTTGTAACAAACCGAGCCGTGTCGTCCTGTACGCCTCCGTGCTTACGCAAACCATCCAAGGCAAACTTAATGGCCATAATACAGTTGTCGTTGTCGTAGCCGTAGTTATGTTCCAAGTTTACTACCAGTGAACTAAATTTGAATTTGTCGTATCCTGCTAATTGAGCAAGAACCTCGGCAACAAACTTGTCCTTGGCCTTCTTGCGCACTATCCAATGCTTTGACGAATAGAACTGGTTTAGTGAAGGAACCTTGCCCAAGGTGACTTCTATGCGTGTGTCACAAACCACCCTCGCCGTAGCCACCCTCCGCTTTTTTGTTTCGCTGGTGCTTTAATTCACGTTGTAGGTGGATTATTGCTTTCTCAATGTCTTGCTCTAACGGGTTGTCTTGCTTCTTGCCAGCACGGAGCAAATAGGCGATTGCAACTCCGAGGTTGTAGTTATCCTCTTGGAAGTCCAGTACCACGTCCATCGCTTCGATGCCCTTGTACTTGCCGATGTAGTATTTAGGTACGCTCACTGGTCGAAGTGTTTAGTTCCGTTCTCGAACGTGTTGTATTTGCGAATGTCTCTTGCTTCGTCAATAGATAGGTTGTAGTCACAAAAGCCAAAATGATTCAAGAAGGCGTTGGTGTAGTCGTTCTTCAAACGACCTTCCTCAATGGCGAAGTATTTAGCTCGCTTGGTGTTTCTATCTGTTCCCATATTGCAAACCTAATGCAGGATTGTTTAGGTTGTTGCAGTGTTGAAAACAAAAAAGTTATTAACACTTGTCGGAGGTATGCTCCTAATGCTTATTTTTTACAACTAGTTAGTTAGTTAACTTAATAACTTACTTAACTAATAACTAACTTAACTAGTAAGTAAAGTTAAAACTTGACTAAAATTAAAAATAAAAGAAAATTTGCGTTTAGACGCATTTTATTAGTCAAGGTATATCAATGTACCAATTTTGGTAGAAAGTGCGTTAGAACGCAAATAAAGTACCTCTATCGCCTTAATAACACTATTATCAGCATACCAACTGCAAACAGCATCAGGTACTTTTCGTAATTGCGACTTCTGGGAGCCGTTACAGAGGTCTTTATGTATTTAGTCACCTGTACGGTGTCAGGTAGGCAAGTCGCTTTAACACGCACCGTATCAAAGTTCCTAACAATTTTTAGGCGTATGTTATCCTTTTGGACAACTACCGTATCAATATCTTTTAGCGTAAGCGTGTCCCAAAGGTTTCGCTCTTTGGTTACAATAGTGGTATCCCACCTACTTTGCCAGACGTCCGCTCCCTTCTTTACGGCTTGACGCAAATGCCATTCGGCAGAGCAACTACCCAGAACAAGACTCACAATTAGGATTATCAATAGAGCAAGCAGGGGGTGTGGGTACGTCTTCGAGTTCATTAAGCCAGCTTTCAAAATTGGATATATTTGGTTTTCCCATTTTTCTTTATTGCTTTTAATATTTCTCCTTTGTTGTTATTAACGTCGTAGCTTACGTGAATCCACGCAGGTTGCTTGTCTGTACCAAACTCCCAGATGAGCTGCTTAAAATGCGTCTGCTTGCGTATAAACGCAAATACAGAAGCCAAGTCCTCGCACTGAATGTCTGCTGCTCGTCCGAATAGGTGGTCGCTTGTTGCTCCTACGCCCCCAACTGCTGCATTCACCTTCTCGGAGCGGTAGCCGCTTGTAATTTCAATAGGCCCAAACTTGTCTCTTGCTGGTTGAAGGACGTATTGAGCCAAGTATTTCAAATTGGTTATCGCCTCTTGGCTTGGCTTGTTCGGTAGCCCTGTTGAGGTCTCGGTGAACTCGCTCAAACTGAAATTTTCAGATAGCTTCATTTTTGATAAATTTTATGCAGTAACTCTAACTGGTTCCGAGTTAATGTGTTTTATATGGCACTTTTTGGTAGCAAGTTATCCCCTATATGGTACCTTATCTTCCCTGCCCTCGGTACTTCTTACTCGTCACCCCTTTGTTCGGGCTTTTGGTGTGTCTTCCGAGTTTTGGTTTTGCCTTGGTTATTTTCTTGGCTTGTTGCCCCTTCGCCATCCCGTGTCATTATTAATGCAAATCCACCCATCAGGAACGCACTAAACTCCGTTAGAGACGCTTTCTCGTACCAAACGAGAATACCTCCAAACGAAATTAAGATAAGCCCTATTACGGTTGTCTTTGGGTTTCTAAAAATTCTATCTATCATTCTTAATGTCACGGCTCCAACGCCACAAGGTGTAAACGAAGGAGGTTAGCATTACTATCATTCCTGCAATTTGGTGTACCTCGGCAATCGTTAGACCTCCAACGGCCAAAGACCAACTCGTTGCCACTGCGCTTGTACTATCGTGCTTCACGGCTCAATCGGGGCTGGGGGTTGGCAATAGGCGGCATCTGGGTTGGCAGCGCAGTATTCAGCAGCGTAAACTTCCTCCCATCCTGCAAAAATGTGAATGCCGCAAGGCGCAGGCCATACAACCGAATCAGCATAGGCGGCAAGCGGTTCGTTTTGCCAAAGGATGTCAACGGCATAGTTTGGATTCTCGGCAACGCAGACCTGCTCTCCTTGCTCGTTTGTTTCCCATTGGGTGCAGATATGCCCAAGTTCTACAACGGCCACTACGAGGTCCGTATTCCACGTTGTTTCCGTGATGCCATCCAGTGAGGTGGTGGTCTTCTCTATTGCTTTTTTGGCTGTTGCCCAATCAGCAAACTCGTACTTCAAAAATTCCATAGTAAGTAAGTAAATAATCCGCCTAATAGTGTTGCAATCAAATCCTTGTAGTCAAATCCTCCGTATCGTATTTCGTCTATTAATTCCTTGCCTGCTGCTGCGACAAGCACGAGCAACATACTACCCGAAATAAGATAAAGTATTGCACCACCTACGAAGTGCAGTACCTTATCAAACGAAGTCCAGGAACTCATAACGTGGTCAACTCTGCCAGTTGGGCGTTTGTTAGACGGGTCTTGAATAATAACATTTGGCTAAATTCATTTTTTACACCTGCGGCTGCTACACCAAAGCCTGTCCCGCAAAGATTAAACTGCGAAACCGCTGGTACTGCTGAGCCAGTATATGTTCTTTTTTGAACTCCATTAATATACAAAACATAATCGCCAGACTTGTAAGCATAAGCTATTTTATAGCGTTGCCCAGCCACAAGTGTTTGGTTTGCCTCTTGGTCAATAAGCAGCGCAGCCGTGTTTCTTGCATACCAGTATAACGTGGTACCAATATTGTACAATTGGATATTGTCGGTAGCAGTTCCAAAAATGGTTACTGTGCCATAACCAGCACCGTCTTGATTTTGTGCGCTTGCTACAAAGTCCAAAAATATAACGCCTTCCGTCTGCCCAATCAAAGAGCTTATGCCCGTCTTTGAGGCAGCATCGGCCACACGGGTAACGCTTGCGGAAAGCGTTGGAATGTAGCTGGTGGCGTAGGCTCCTGCTTCCACTTGTGCGCCCCAAAATTGTGCTGTGTAAGCCCCCGTACCAGAATAGTCAATAGTGTTAGAAAACTGGCAAACTCCAAAATATGGGTAAATAGTTACCGCTGCAACCGTGCGTGTAATTGAAAGCCGATACCAGCCATTGCCGTAAGAAACTACCGAAGAAGTTGCGCCAGAAGTAGTAAATGTAATTTGCCCAGTTGAGGCATTTAGAATGCAATGATAACCCGCAATATCATATAGCCCTATGTAAATAAATGGAGCCGTTCCAGCCTTTACAAAAATACTATGCGTGTATGCTTGGGAAACAGTCGCACCAATAGGCGTATCTATTGCACTAGACATATTTGTAAACGTAGTATCAGTAAACGTGTCTGCGCTTAATGTACCATCTGGAGCCGTTGCTGCGTTTGTCGTAATTGTTGAACGTACTTTCTGCCAGGCAGCATTGTTAAACGACTCCGAGTACGTGACCAAATTTGTCCGCTGGGGTTCCAAATTTAAACGTGGACAAGAACTACCTAAATAGTCAAGACGGGGTACGTTGCTAACTGGCCCAACGCTTACGGCTGCGGTGGTGGTGGGTATGTAGTCTGTTGCGATGTCGCCTGTTTCTAATTGTGCGCCCCACACAAGCACGTCACAAGTTCCAGCGGTTGCGTTGTCGCCCCTATTTTCTAAACCGACAAAAGAAACGGAAGACGACACGTTGACAAAAAATCGCTGCCAAGATGTTGTTGCGGTAACTATATCAATTTGCCCACCATTGTGAAAACCAATACTTTGTGAACTGCCAGTATTTGACTTAATGTAAAAACTGAGGTTACAACCTTCGGTAATTGAAACCGATTGCCTAAAAATAGACCTATCGCTGCTTGTGGTTCCCGCACCAGTATTAAAAACAATTCTATCTGCGGTCGTAGTGCCATCGGGTGCAGCGCCAGCGTTTGCGGTAACTACTGCGGCAAGACCCGTACCAACTCCAACCTTTGCCCAAGATGCGTTCTCAAAGGTTTGGCTTTGCAAAATTAAATTAGTCCGCACCTTTTCAATAAGGCCGTTTGGCCCAACACGGGTAGCACCCGAAGCACGGGTAAAAGTTAAATCGCCCGAACCATCAGTCGGCTTCTCTGCGTAAATCTTGCTTGTCTTGTAGCCGCTTGGTATAACAACAAGCGAAGCATCATCGTAAAAACTGGCCATTAGTTAAAGTTTAATTCGTCAATAGCATTTTCCAAACACTCAAAACCCTCCACGATACCGCTATCCGCAAGCACACGAATCTCGTATGCCTCTGCATAGGTGTAGGCGTTGTTAAAGCACGCAGGCACACCATCGAAGCCCAAGCTGCGGGTGTTGTAGTCCTCGTCTCCCCATTCAGTTGAGCAGTAGACCTGCCCCCATCCGATATTATTTGCCATCTTTGCTTAAATAACTGCGTAGTTTATTTATATTCTCTTGCTTTGGCTTATAGCACCCACGAAGACGCTCGGTTGTCTCGGTCTGGGTAGATGTCCTCGTTGACGTTTTCATTGTATTCGGGAAATTCGGTTGAATGGAAGGCCATATAGTCGATAAAGCGTTGGGCGTAGTATTGCGCTATCGTCCGCTCCTTCTCAACTAAATAGTCGATTTCAATTTTTTCTGCGTTTGTTGAGTTCTCGCTAATATGCTTAAATACTCCCCCGTTGGCAACGGTGTACGCTGCGAATGGCAGGTACTCGGTCATTGCGAAGTGAATTAGCATAGGTTGTATGTAGTCCACCACCAAAGCCAAGTAGTCGCCAGCCAAGGTGTCGTTTAGGATTTCGTTTGAGATCTTGTCGTACAGCTTGGTTCCCGTGTAGTTCTGGACGTGAATCTGCTGGGCAATCTTAATAAATTGCAGAAACTTGTCCGTATCTACATTGCCCGAAATTGCCGTATTTCGTACAATATCTTCTCGTTTGATAAAAAGCGCAGTTGGCATTACTTTTTAGATTTTGGAAGGAAACCTTCGTTTGGCATATCAACAGGGCGGGTAGCAACCTTCTTGTCGTTCTTTGGCAAATCAACTCCTGCTTTGCGGGCTTGGTTAACCGAAATATCAGCATTCGGGTTTTTAGCGTCTGGCGTTACGCCTTCGGCCTTTGCCAAGTAGGTCTTACGCATCCAGAAGTGGTGGCAACGTGCGCCTCCTTTGTACAACCAGATGTCGTAGGTCGGTGAACCATTTGGCCCGAATCCCACTCCGTTCTTGGAAACGTCGTTTACTACTTGTCTGCCCATTCGCTCAATGTCCTCCTTGCGGTACACCTTTTTAGCAGCCACCATCTTTTTGCAGAAGTTACGGCTTGTGCCTTTGGTAGCGTTGGGGGCATAGGCATAACGAATCTTGTACTTACGTCCGTCCTTGCTTACTCCGTCTTGTTCGCTTTTTGCGTTTGGGAATGCCTCGCCTGTTTTAGCAAGATTCGCCATATACGAGCTTGCCGACTCACTCAATTTTAGAAGTGAATCTAAATACGCCTCTTGCTCGTAGTCAACAGGGCGCTCGTCTACCAAGTCCCAGTTCTCCA